GAAGAAATCATCAAGATTGGTGGTCGTGAAGTTAGGCTTGATGTTGCGAAAATTGACCGAGATGGTGAGTTGTTGCCACACAACGACAATATCACCTACATTAGCCCCACTGTCAAGTACAGTGGTACAACACTGCGTACCCAGGAGAGATCATACCGTGAGTGGTTAAGCTATTATGCCTCTACCACTCGTGGCGATTGTGGAGCCTTGTTGACTTTGTGCAATCATGCCAACTTTGACTGCAGGCTTTTAGCAGGCATTCACGTCGCTGGCAAGCCGGATGAGGGCTTGGGCTATTCAACTCCCCTTGACCAGGAGACTTGTCAGAAGATTGTTGACAAATATGGCATAAAGAACATTCCCGAAGCCACCCACACTCAAAGTTGTTGGCCTGAGGACATTGTGCTCACGCCTATCGACGAAGTTGACTTTAGTGAAACTGGGAGAGTGGGTATGACTATGCCTCTTTATGAGGTATCCAAGGGAGTGTCAGCACCAATTAGGTCTAAACTTATACGGACCGTACTTGGTAAGGAGGAGTATTTCAGAGATGAAATGACGCTACTTAACGGTGGTGTTGTTCCTGACAAACTTGAAGTCATGAAGATGAGTAAGTACTCTGACCCAGTCACCGGTGAGGTTATCTTTCCGATGGAGAAGGCTCTTGAGCCGTACGTCACTTCAATATACGTTCCTCCTAGAGGAGTATTTGAGAGGGGATTATATGCTGGTATGAGCAGGTTTGCAAATACCACAATTGATTACCCAGCACCAACTCTGACCTTTGACGAAGCTATTTTGGGCGTGCCTCAGTTGGGTTTAAAGTCTGTAACCAGAGCCACTTCAGTGGGCTACCCTTTAACCCTACTTGGGGCTACCGACAAGTCATTCTTTTTTGGGAAAGATAGTGACATGTCAGTAGACACAAAGGAGGCCGTGCAACTGAGATCAGAAGTTATGCAGCTCACTGAGTTACTCGGAAGGGGACTCCGCCCACAATTTGTGTGCAGAGACTTCTTAAAGGATGAAGTGAGGAAAGCTGGCAAGGCGTCACGCCTTATCGCAGGCACAGATTTGAGATATTATATTCTCTGCCGCCAGTATTTCGGTTCATTTGTCGGCGCTATATCGCGTACTCATGGAGTGTCTGGTATTTGTCTCGGGATGAATCCGTATTCTGAGTGGGGAAACCTACGCAGACATATGGAGACCCCAGACAGAGATGGTCACAACGTGTGGGATGGCGATTTCGCCGGCTTTGACAGTTCACAGATGCCAGCATTGCTTTGGTCTTGTCTGAAATACATCAATGAGTGGTATACCGCCCGGGGATGTGGCCAAGACAACACCATACGCGAGTTGCTGTTTATGGACCTGGTTAACAGTAGGCACATTACAGGCTATTATGGCATGTCCAAAACCATAATTGAGTGGATAAAGTCATTGCCTTCAGGTCACTTCCTTACTGCAGTTATTAATTCCATGCTGTCTTTAGGTTTGGTGGCCTCTGGGTTCATCGGCTTAACAGGCTTAACGAACTTTTGGGAGCACGCTTCAGCTGCTGTTCTTGGTGACGATAATCTTGTCAATACCACAGATGAGCTAGTTGGAATGTTCAACCAGGTTACATTGTCCAAGTTTTTGAAGGACACTTTTAACATGACCTATATTGCCGGTAGGAAGGGTGAGAAGCTCACGCCCACTGTTGGGATTGACAGGGCAATCTTCTTACAGCGTCGTTTCGCTGTTAAGAATGGTTACGATGTCTGCCCTATCAGACCAGAGTCTTTCTTACACAGTCTCTACTACGTAAAAGTTAAAGATCGTTCTGAGGTTAGTAAAGTGACTGCCGCTGGCATAGAGCTAGCCTTCGAAGAACTGTCCATGCACCCTGAAGAATATTGGGGTGTTGTGGCGCCGAAACTTGCTGCTGCTAAGCAGAGGTTGGCAGGTTTGGACAATAGGTGTCCCGATCACAGTATAATGGATTCCACAGCGTACCTAGATGTTGTTAGAGGCAGAGTCCCCGAGTACATCTAGAGCCTTCACATATACGCATCATATCAAGGTCAAATCATGAGTATTTAAACAATTGATATGTTGGACAGGGTGTAGGCAGTTTATCGTGTGTATTTACACTACTACTCAGGTGCGAATTTAAATAAACCAGAGAAGCTTATTCTAATCACACGGTGTGGACGACACGTGTGAGGATTTAATACGTCAACTGATCAAATTAAAAACATAAG